ATCTGTTCCGCAATCTGGTCGCCCGAGCGTTGAAAGCCCGCCACATCCTGCGGCGAGATGTTGATCGTGACATTTTGCGCACCGCCACCACCGCCCCCGCCCATCCGCACGCCCAGCTTGCCATCAGGTCCGCGCGCCAGTGGCATGATCGCCTCCGGCCCCGCCTCTCCCATGACCCCCATGCCCCCGCGCATCCCGAAATGCGTTGCTTGTGACACCACACCGCCATTGGCAAAGGGCATCACCCGGCCAGAGCTGAAGGGCTCCCCATTGGCAAAGGGCAACAAGCCCTGCACCAGCCCGCCAATCCCCTGCGTCAGCAGCCCGCCAAAATGATCCGACACAGGCTTCATCGCGGCGTTATAGGCGCTGCTCGACAGCGATTGCGCCACTGTGGTCAGGGCATCCGACAGCTTCATGCCGTCAAACACCACCCCATCAAACGCTTTGCGCAATCCACGGCTCAATCCCCGCTCCAGCGTCGCCACATCCTTGCCCGTCGCCGCCAGCGAAGTGCTCATCCGCCGCAACTCGCTGTCGAACCCCGACACCAGCACGCCCGTCTGCCCCAGCGTCTGGTTCAGCGTCTCCGCATCCCCCGCCAGATCCTGAAATCTGTCATCATCTCTCATCATCATAATCCTTTATCCGGTCGGGATAGGCCGCCATCAGGGCGGCCAACCCGTCACTCAACAGCGGAGCCGCACCGCCACCCGCCCCCAGCATCATTTGCAGTTCCGCAGGCGTGAGCGCCCAGAAGGCCTCTGGCGACAGCCGCAAACCGTGCAGCCCCGCCCGCATCAGCGCGGGCCAGTTAAATCCCGTATCGCTCATGCTCCCGCCACAAAGGCCCGCGCCAACAGCTCCGCCGCCGCCTGCGCCGCCCGCACCGGCCCGCCCTCAATCTCGGCGCGGCCCAGCACGTCGGGTTCCATATCCACACCGCCGCCCCGCAGCCCTGCGCAGAGCAGCGCCAGCACGTCCCGCGTGCTGAACGCCCCGCTCTCGAACCGCTGGACCAACGCCATCAGAGAGGCCTCCGCCAGGTCCTCCTCCAGCTCCGCCAGTGCGCCCAGCGTCAGCTTCATCCGGTGATGCTGCCCGTCCACGACCAGCATCACCTCGCCCCGCCAGCGGTTTTCCATCATGGCTGGACCGGATCAACATGCGGGATGAACTGCAACTGCCCCGCCGAGGCCAGCGACAACTCATAGGTCGCCTCACCGTTCAGCTGCCCCGCATACTCCAGCGAAGTTACCTGAAACGGCCCCTGCACCACGCCAAACTCGGGGATCACCACCTGAAAATCCGGCGTCAGCCCGTCAAACAACAGCTGCCGCGCCCGCTCGTCCGTTGCCGCATCACGAAACACCCCCGAGCCGCTGATTGCCGCCGAGCGCACGCCAGCCCCCGCCAGCAACTCGCGCCAGCCGCCCGCACTATCCAGCGCCGTCACATCCACCGCTTCGGCGTTGAAGCTGATGCGCGTGGCCCGCAGTCCCGCGATGGTCTCGAAGTTGCCATCCGTGGACATATCCACCTTGATCAAAAGATCCTTGCCTGCCTGAACAGCCATATTCTCTACTCCTCTAGTGTGCCCCATACGGGGCGTTAAAGATCAGTCGTCCATGACCCGCGCCCGAAACAGCAGATCAATCTGCCGCGCACTCGCCGCATCAATGCGCCGCGCCGATCCCCGCTCGAACCGCAAGGACACAAGCGACCCCCGCGCCAGCACCAGATTTGTATCGTGCAGCACATCACTCACCGCCGCTGCCGCCGCCTTGGCACTGGCAAAACCGGGGTTGGTCGTGATCACAGAAACAGTCAGAAAATGCACCGCCCCCGCCCCGCTGCCATCACCCGCCTCCCGCACCGTCTCCGTCCCGATGCGCACATAAAGATCCGGCACAGCGCCCGCAGGCACAGCGTCATAAACACCGCCCACCAGCGCCCCCAGCACCGCGTCACCGCTTAGCGCCGCAAATACCGCAGCCTGCAAAGCCCCTGAAGCCCCGTAGCTCATACCACCTGCTCCTCGGTTGCAACGCAGGCCAGATACCGCCCCTGCGGGTCATGCTCCGCCACTGCCTCGATGGTGAAAACCCGTGCGCCTTCGCGAAACCGCTGCTGCGCCGCAGGCCGCCGGTCACTGCCCATAGGCGCGCCGTGCACCACAATCCGGTAGGCCATCCGGCTCATCGGCGCGCCACTTTGCGCCGTCTCGCGCCCGCTGCGCGGCGTCACTTGCGCCCACAGGATCCCGACAGGCACCCAGCCATTCACAAACCCGCCCGCCCCGTCGGCCAGCACTCCCGGCGCCTCCAGCACCAGCTACCGGTTCAACTCCGGCGCGCTCATGCCCGCGCCCCCATCCGCATCACGCGGTACCGCTCGATCAGCGAGGTCGCACCAAACGGCATGCACCCCGCCGCCAGCGCCGTATCATGGCGGTACTCGTAGTAATGCGCCGCCAGCATCAGGACCGCTTGCTGCATATCACTTGGCACATCGTCCCATTCAGGACCGTATCCCGCCAGCATCCGCACCCGCAGCTCTCCGCCCGTCTCCAGCACCGGCAGGGCCGCCCCCGTCGCACGCAGCCGCGGGCTATGCCCGTCACGCTCCAGCCAATAGGCCGCCGCATTGACCAGCTGCTCGATCCCGCTGCGCGTCACCCGCTGCACATCCACAATCACCGTCACCGGTGCGATCCCCAGCACCAGTGCGCAAGGATCCCGCAGCACCCCGAACACCTGGGTAAACTCGCGCTCCATCAACACCTTGCCGGTGCGCGCCTCGATCGCCGCCATCGCCGCGCGCAGAAAGCCACCCAGCACCGCATCCTGCAACGTATCCTCGCCAAACCCCGTGCCCATACGCAGGTGCGCTTTGAACACTGCCACCGGCAGGGCCGCATCCGGCACATTCGTTTCCGTTATCAACATCCCAAAGCCTCTCTCAAACTTGGCTACATTTCTGCCCCGCGAGGCCCCCCTCCCGGACGCACACCCCGCCATCGCATTGCTCGGTCGGAGGGGAGCAGCTAGACAACGCGATGGGGTAGTCAGGGCGCACGCCCGGACCGGAGCGGACTAGTCCCGCTCCGGCTTCGACACAGCTGTTAGGCGGTGCCGAATTTCAGCAGCTTAATCGCGGCAAAGTCGCTCACATCACCGCCCACGCGCTTGGTGGCGTAGAACAACACATGTGGCTTGGCGCTAAAGGGATCGCGCAGAATGCGCAGATCGGGACGCTCGGCAATGGTATAGCCCGCCGCGAAATCACCGAACGCCATGGCATAGGCATCGTTGCCCGCATCGGGCATGTCCTCGGCGATCAGCACAGGGTATCCCATCAGACGCGCAGGCTCGCCCGCCGCCAGACCGTCAGACCACAGGAAACGGCCGTCCATGTCCTTGAGCTTGCGCACCAGACCGGCAGTCTTGGAATTCATGACAAAGCTCGCATTGGCGCGGTACTGCGCCCCCAGCGCATAGACCACATCGACGATAGCATCAGGCGTAATATCGCCCGCCACGCCCGTTGGCACATAGCCCAAATTGCCCCAGAGCCAGACATCATTGTCCACCTTAGCATGTGCCAGAAAGCCACGCGGCTTGTCGATGCCGTCGCCATTGATGAACGCACCGGCCTCCGCACGGGCAAACTTGTCCGCAATGCGACCCGCCAGCCAGCCCTCGATGTCGAACGCCGCATCGTCCAGCAGACGCTGCGATGCCTTTGGCAGCGCGCTCAGCTCATGCAACTGCACGGTAATGCGGTCGATCTGCGGCGTCGCACTCTCGCCAATGATCGACGCCTCAGTGGCCCAGCCGGCGCCCACATCCGAATGATCCACCAGCACATCATACGACGTGGCTTCCACATTCACGACTGTCGCAATCGCACGGATGGAGGCCGTGGTATTCAGCACCGATTTCACCGTGTCCGAGGTCTGCGGATCCACCAGATACCCGCCATCGGAGTTCACAGCAGTGGAAAGCGCCTTGCCCTCCAGATGCAGACCGCGCAAGCCCTCATCATCGCCCGAACGCACATAAGCGTTAAACGCTTTCTTATGCGGCGCCACCCCATCAGTCGCCCCCGCCAAAGGAGTACGCGCAGCAGTCAGTGTCTTACGGTCCAGCATGTTCATTCGCTCTTCTGTTTGTTGAAATTTTGTCTCGATCTCGGCCTGAAAGCCCTTCATCTGTGCAACAAAGCCGGTCACAGCCCGCCGCACATCCTCCGCCGGGGAAAGCTCCCCGTCGTGTCCCCCCCCGTCGTATCCTACGGTATCGCGCATCTCGCGTTCCCCTTATGGTTGCTTTCACGGGGGTCCATGTTGGCAGATGCCGCATCAAATACCCCCGCCATCTCGCGCAGGACGTCTCCAAGCCGTACAAAACTGTCCGCCTTCGCCCCCACCCGCGCACTGGGCAGCATCGGAAAGGTCACCAGCGACACCTCCCAAAGCTCCAGTTCCTGCAAGAGCCGCTGGCCCTTGGTATTCTTCGCGGCCTTCACCGTGCGGTAGCCAATCGACAGCCCGTCAATCGCGCCCGCCTCAATCAGCGCAATCGCCTCGCGCCCCATCTGCACAGAGCCCAAAATCCGCCCCTTCACAAACAGCCCGCGCGCATCCTCCCGCACCTCGTCCCAGACGCCAATCGGCTGCGCCGGATCATGCTGCCACAGCATCTTCACACTGCGCCCCGCCGCACGCAGCGCAATCAGACTCGCGCCATAAGCACCCCGCTGCACCACGTCATTGCCCTGATCCACAGCATCAAAAAAACTGGCATAGCCCTTGATCTCGACCCCGTCCGCGACGGTCGCCACCTCCTCGAACCGCATGAACTTGCGCTCCAACACAGGCAAACCGCTCCCGCCCTCCGCGCTGCGCACGAAGCCATTCCCACTCATATCCATCTGAATTCTCCTAGATTTCCCGCTCAGCCCAGTGGCGCCACATCCAGAAACGTCTGCACCGCCTTGGCCAGAATCACCGCCACGACCCCATACACCGCCAGCCAAAGCCGCTTCTCCAGCCGCTCCATCATCAGCTCGATCCGGTCCAGCCGCAGGTTCAGGTTCGCAAAATGAATGGCACTCACCTGCTCATGCGCCTGCAACCGCATCCCCGGGGCACATTGAAACCGCTCCACAGGCAAATCATTCATCAGCCGCCACCACAGGCAGCCCGAGCAGCGCGCGCTTCTCGCCCATACTCAGAAAATCCGCCCCCGCCACACGCGCCCACTGCGCATCCCGCTCGGCACTCAGCGCAGGCACCTGATCCAGATCCGGCTTCAACTCCACCACATCCCCCGAAAACCCCGAGAGCCAATGCGCCAGCGTCGCCGTCACCCGTGTCGCCAGCGGCAGCACTGTCAGCCTATAAAATGCCCGGTGCGCCTCCTGATAATTGGCATAGGTCGCATCCCCCGCGATCCCCAGCAGCATCGGCGGCACCCCGAAGGCCAGTGCAATCTCTCGCGCCGCCGCCTCCTTGGTCTTCTGGAACTCCATATCCGAGGGCGAGAACCCCATCGGCTTCCAGTCCAACCCGCCTTCCAGCAACATCGGCCGCCCCGCATTGCGCGCGCCCTGATGATGGCTCTCCATCTCGTTCACCAGCCGCTCGTACTGGTCATTGGTCATGGATCCCTGGCCATCGGCCCCCTTGTAAATAATCGCCCCCGAAGGCCGCGCCGCATTGTCCAAAAGCGCCTTGCTCCACCGCGAGGCTGAATTATGCACATCCACCGCCGTCGCCGCCGCCTGCATCGGGCTGAACCCGTAATGGTCATCCTGCGGATGGAAATTGCGCAGATGGCACACCACCGCCCCCTGCGT